GCACCACCAACTCCTGCCATTACTAAATTTCCATTTGTTAAAACAGAGGAGGTGATTTGGGCTAGATGAGCGTTTGAACCGCTAACAATTATTTTCTTCCAGGTTGCCATTTTATATTATAAAAATATGTTTTTACTGTTGACATTATCTGATGTGTTAATACTACCACGGGTGGGTTCAACAGTGTATACTCCTACATTTAACGAATCTATAAATCTAATATTTGGCATCTTATGATTTTAATTCTGATCCAGGGGCAGGTGATTGTGTTTCTCTCCCTGGCGTTACGTCTCCAACACTGTTAATTTTTCCTTTGGTATCTCTATCTTTTCTAGTTCTACCATCACTTAGTTTTCTAGTGTTAGGATCAAATATATCGGAATTGGTTACTGTTTCTACTTGTATAATAATTTTGGATTTGGAGTTTACCTTCTTAATAGAATTCAAATCCTTTTGTAATGTATCTGGTATAATATAACCGCGTAAACGGATAGTAAATGTTCCTTTTACTAGTCTATCTTGACCAGCTGTTAATTCTGTAGCAGTAGTAAATTGGTCTATAAATGCTCTAAACTTAAAGCGTTCAGGATCACCCCAATATGCATCAGAAGCATATTCAATGGCTTCAATTACTTTATTTAATTGCTCCATGTAATATGTTTGCACAATACAACTGTATTCTAGAGTAACGTAATCGGGAACAGTTACAGCATGAAATGTTTTAACCGGGATTCTGTTGTTTAGAGCAGCAAAATTACTATAAAAGTTTTTAGGGTTGAATGCCTTCTGGAATGTAGCATATAGATTGGGTTGATTTGAATCTAGTTTGTTTGCTACAGACCTGTCTTTAGCTATAGAATCTCGTTTTACTGCTATTAAGGGAAGCATTATTGCTCCATTTTTATCTCTATAGTATCCATCCTTTTGAAATGATTTCCAACTTTCAGGGGAACCATATATAACTGGTACTTCAATTCTTTGACCATTTTGATATACAAAAGGTTGTATTACATTTTTAAAATAATAGAATACCGCCTCATCTAAATCTTGTATGCCAATAGCTAATGGCTTTGTAGTATCGTCTTTAAAACTTAATTTGGTAGAACGGTTAAAATCTATACCCGTTTCATTTTCGTTTGGATTTATTTTAGCATTAGGATTACCTCTAACCGGATCGGTTGCTTTTTGGAGATTTTCGCTAATTTCTCGTTGTGATTTGGGTACAGGTTTTCTTGGTCGAGCCATTACATACGTTCTTTATATGGAGAAATTGCAACTTTATCTGCTGGAATGTAATAAGTATCACATATTATAGATATACTTGAACCAAAGTTTTCTAATCCTGGATTTAATGGGTTCTCGTTATTTGGATAATCTGGGTTTTTACCTGTAAAATATTGGTTAATTACTGTAGATTGTACTCCATGGTAACTATCTTGATACAATATAATATCTCCTACTTCAGGTACTATATTGGCATCTACTAGATCTTGGTTTCTTGCAATTTGTATTTATAGAAAGCTGCTTGTTGGGTAATTATATTACCTAACAATTCACGGTTCATCTTTCTAATTAAGCTCACATCTCGTGAGCCTCCAAACATTGCACACATATTATCCTATGTAAATGGTAAACGGTACTTGAGCTAATTCGTTTCTTGTAAATTCTGCTTCTGCTGCTTTACGTTCTAAACCAGCTTGGCGAGAAGTTTCATCTAAATATTGTCTTAATTTTTCAATTAATCTTACTTTATCAGCAGATGCTTGTGATAACAAATCCTGTTGATTTAATGTTACCTCAGAACCGGGGATTGGTATGTTAGTGTATTTTCCTCTAACTAATCCTAATATTTCTTTAACTAGAGCTAATGTATATTCAAAAATCCATTGACGACCTACACTATTAATTGTAATATATGAAGGGTTAGTGTAAGGCATATTAGACACATTACTAGCACCACCCCCACCTGAGTCTTGGCCTGATATTCTTTCACTTACTTTAATGTATTCAAAAAACATTTTTGCATCCGAATTATTAGGGATTGGGAATATTCTTAGTACATTGTTTTTAAGCTCAAAGCTATAATTAGATCTACGAACCATATCATTTAATTCAATGGCTTGTAATGTTTGTAGATCATAGTTTAGAGGCATCATTAAAAAGTTGATAGCAGGGGAAAATGATCCAAATCCAAAGCTATCAAACAATGCTTGATACCCGTATCCTGTACCTGCATATGGATCAAAATATCTTACTACCGCAGGTGGAGCCTCGTAAAATACTCGTTTAATTTCAATTCCCCCTGCTATTCCTTGTTCTAAAGCCCATTGCTTTAAATCATAATCTTGTATAGAAGCAGTTAAGGGAATAGATCCTTTATAGTAAGTAATATTACCACCTGTACCTGCTTCAGATCCATATTGCTGTGATAAACGGATAATAGATTGGAAACTAGGAGTAATTATAGAATTGTTTAATGAAGTACCTGTGCTTATACCCATTAAATCTAATTGATTATCTCTAATTTGATAGGCATATACTTCATTTCCATATGTAGTAATTGCTTCTTCAAAAGCAGCATAAAAGCTAATATCTTGCAATTCAATATCTACTAGAGGATAACCTAATCGTCTAGTACAAAAATTAGCTACTTTATCTGCATCTCTTTGAAAATCAACATCATAATCATAAAACCCAAATGGGGTTTCACCTGGGGAAAATGAGCTACTACCTGGCCATATAGGAACATTCATGATATCTTAATTAAGAGGTTGCCACATAAAATTCTACTCTAGCAGTATTATTACTTCCAGATGGTTGCAAATTTATAGAAGAAATATAGTCGTATGCAAAATTTACTACGCTCCCGGTCATTTGTGAACTTGGAAGGTAAAAAGATTGAAGTGGATTCATTCTAAAATTAAATGCTTGTTTAGAAGAAGATACCTCTATGTTAACTGGGATGGTAGCAGAATGATTAGTTATACGAGCATATCGTAATTTATCTTCCATAAAAGTACCAGCAGCCACCTCTGCATCAAAATTAAATATTGATGTTTTAGAAGCAGAAGGTAAAAGCATAGTTCGGTGGTCTAAATAATTTACACCTGATAGTTCTATAGTTTGATAGTTGCTTCGATCAATCCCATCTAGGGTGAGTTCTTCGTTTATAAAAAGTTTTAAGGTTGCCATCTTTTTATTATAAATATTGAAGAAATGTTAGTCCCTAAAAAGCTTGTATACCTCTAATATAGGGGCAACTATTTCGTGTCTGTGGTTTGTTTCTAGAGAAATTGTTTTAAATCCTTTAACATTTTCTTCCAATCTGTATAGGAAGGTAAATCCAGATTCTTTTTTATTTTTTAAATCTATTTGAGCTATGTCGCCACATATTACCATTTTGGAATTTTTTCCTAAACGACCAATAACGGTTTCCATTTGGGGATGTGTTACGTTTTGTGCCTCATCTACAATTACGAATGAGTCTACAAATGTTCTACCTCGCATAAAAGCAAATGGAACAATTTCAATATCGCCATTTTCTAAATGTTTATCTACTTTTTCTTTAGAGTATAACATATAAAGATTATGGTATATTGGGGCCAACCAAGGATCCATTTTTTCACGTATATCGCCCGGTAAAAACCCGATATCTTCCTTGGATACAGTGGGCCGTGATATGACTATTTTCTCCACTTGTTTATTGAAAAACATGTCAAGAGCACATTGGACAGCAACTAGCGTTTTACCAGAGCCAGCCATACCTTTTATTACGGTAATGGGATTTTCTAAAATAAGTGATTTGGCTTGTTTTTGTTCGGCGTTTAAAACTACATTAAACTTAATTGGGGATTTTGGTTTACGCTTTTGGACAAACACGTCGTCCGAATGATGATTTGATGTCATATAGATAACTTTAAAATTCTGTTATAAATATAACAATAAAAAAGCCCAATCCAAAGGATTGGGCTTAGTTTACTTTAAATTAAGATTAAAGGGTATTTAATCCGTTGATTTTAATCAAGCCATAGAATTCAGGACGTACCATCTTCTTAGCGTAACGAGTCAATAGACCTTTTCTTGGAGTAAAGGTATCTGGATCGTACACAAGTGGAGTCATGATTAATGGAATGTAAGGAGCAAATACAGCACCAGTCTCAAGGAACTGAGCACCTCTAAATCCTAACAAGATTTGGTTTTCAAGCATGTAAGGGTTTTTGTAAACCTTAATCTTACCACCGCCTAAAGCACCAATT